TTCTGAATAACATGTCGGACGACCAGTTGAAGGCTGCTAAGAAGTTCTTCGACCGCTTCTCAGAATATAAGAAGCTGACCAAGCTACACTCTGTGTATATCGAGGGTGCTCGCACTGCACTACAGAACACTGGCAACAGTAGAATGTATGTGAAGTACAATATCGATGGCACAGTTACGGGTCGTATCTCAAACTCAGGTGCCAACGTTGGTAGGAAGAAGACTGATAAAATTGGTGTGTCCTTCCACACTCTCCCTCGCGAGTCGCTTGACGTAAACATTCGTGATTACGTAGTAGCCCCAGAGGGTCACGACTTTATCACGATCGACATGAAAGCGATGGAGCTACGAGTCCTTGCTCATGTCGCCAACGAGGAGAACATGATTCATGCGTTCAAGTCTGGCATCGACCTACACAGTTACTCTGCTGGGCTTACGTTCAACAAGGATCCCAACGAGGTCAGCAAGCTTGAGCGTCAGATCGCAAAGGAAGTTAGCTTCTTGACGGTGTATGGTGGCACTGCTTATACACTTGCATCGAAGCGCAACATTCCTGAGGACCGTGCTGAGGAGATTATTAATAGCTGGCTCTCGGCCTTCCCTGGCGTGGGTCGCTACATGAATACCATTGACGAGTATATCAAACAGTTTGGATACGCTAAGACCATCTTTGGACGTTACCGACACCTGCCTAATGTTCGATCTCCGTTCAAGGGTGTTCGTCGTGAGGCATTCCGACAGGGTCTGAACTTTACGATTCAATCTGCCGCTAGTGATATCCTGCTCTGTGGCATGTTAGGTGTTATCGAAAAGCTCAAGGGTATGAAGGCTAAGGTTGTTGCAACGGTTCACGACTCGATCGAACTCATCGCTCCTAAGGAGGAGACTCGTAAGGTCGTGGAGATTGTTAGTGATGAGCTTGAGAACTACTACTACCTTCGAGAGAACTTTGGAATCAACCTTAAAGTTCCCCTTGGTGTAGATATTGAAGTAGGCTCAAGCTTTGGTAACGGTGTGGAATACGAACTCTAACGCCCCAGGTAGTCCATCACTCCCAACCATTTATGGGCAGTGCTTCTGGGCTGCATCTGCCATTCAAACAGACCAAAGGAACCATACTGACCATAGTCACCCGTGAGCCTGTAAAGCATGAACAGGTCACCACCCTCGTCGAACCATTCGTCTAGATCGCTGTAGTAAAGCTGACGCATACCGGGATCTCGGTTAGCTGCTACAAACAAGTTGGTTAGTGTTTGATTGCTTTGTGCTGCGCCAACACCTACGAGATGCTGACCACCTTCATACGCTAGTAACTGCAAACCTCTCTGATTTGTTTCGCTCTTATTCTGCCTAGTATAAACGTGATGATTGTTAACTATGTTAGCCTGACAGAGAGTGAGGAGATAAGGTATTGAGAAGGTTGGGGCCAGTGGCACATTATTAAGATTCCCAAACCCACCACCAAAGTAAGGAGCAACTGCAAAAGCATCTGCACTCTGGTAGGCGTTTTGCCAATCCATAATCTGCTTATTAACCCAAGGATTAACACTCTGACCAGCCAATACGCGCACAAGATTTCTTGTGCCTAATTGATTGTAAAGACTGGAGAATAAGTTAAATACTTCGACTGATCTTTGTGAGTAATAAAGCCAACCAGCGTGCCAAGACTGTGGGTGTAACCCTAGTGCTAATCCCTGAGTCTGAGCGTACTGAGCCTGTTGGAACTGGCTATTCCAAACTTCATTACTATACTCCAAGTAAACTGTTAGGTCAGGGTCAAGAGCAATACGACACAGCAAACCTAAGTACTGCACGTAAAGATCATCAGCCATGTGAGGCACACAAATCCACATGTTCTTACGTGTTTTATTGCACAGGTCAATCATGTAGAGAGGGTGAACTCCCCGCTCCGTAGCCTGTGTGTAATTATAGAAGTTGGTAGCATCGTACCAGTTGATTACAGGACTATCGTTAGTCCTACCCCAGTTCATGAATCTGATTGTATCAAAGGGGTCTAAACTTCTTAGAAAGTTGGGGTGGAATATCCTACTTGAATTATCAAAGCCAGGAAGGTATACTCTTATGTTCTCGATAGGCTGGACGATGTCTGTAATTCTGATCGTAAAAAGTCCATCGCTCGGCACCTGTAGATTAATTTTAATGTGACCTTGCGACTGCTGAAGAATCGTTAAAGACCCATTACCTCCTGCTATAGGCTCAACGGTACCAATGCCATCGTATCGTATGTTGTAGATGCCGTCAGGATAGTTAGGAGAACCATCAGCGAATATGATGGACTCTACCCATTGGTTAGACTGAAGGCTCTGAGGCCATCCATACTCGTCTGTAATGACTGCTGGGCCTGTGCCCCATGAGAAAGGGCTGGCTTGATGGCTAACCCATTCGCGGGAGCTTTTGAAGGCGTCAACGAATGGTGTTTGTTGGTGCCAGTCTGTAACAGTTTCCAGATTGACACCGACAGGTCCTTGAGGGGCGAGAGCGAGTAATGCTGCGAGTAACATACCCTTATATAGGTATTGCTACTTTCTAATTCTCTTACCTTGCTTGTCGAACTTTAGAACACCCATGTCTTTCATCAACTGAATGTTAGCCGCCCTAGTCTTCTTACCCATCGCTCTCTTCTTGGCAGCGATCTTAGACTCCTGACCTCTCACACCCATTCTGTTCACATCCCTTCTCGACATGGGCTTTTCACTGGTGCCTTTCTTGAAGTTTTCCTTACCGCCCTTTACGTCGCTTTTGGCCGGAACTTGACGAGTCGGAGCACTTGGACCCTCTGCACCTTTAGCTGGCTGAATTCTTTCTCTGCGGAACTTACCTCCGCTTCTACCCATCGTATCTCTTCGAGCAGGACTTGCCTTCTTAGTCATAGGCTTCGGATCCTTCTGAGCCTTTTCTTTCTTGTATGCGTCAGGATCACCACCCGCCTGCTGAATAGAAGAAGGTGTAGTCTTCATCCTAGGATCGTCACCTTCCTTGACGCAGTTGGGGACCATCTTATTACCCTTCTTCTTTAACCCCTTTTGAGTCCAACCGACCCAGCATTTTTCAGCTAATTTTAAACGAGCATTTCTAAGAGACTCTTTCATTTTCTTTTTCTTGTTTTTTGATTTACGTAGCATGGCCGTTGGGACAGCCTCAGGTAAGCCTTCGCTCATTTTATCCTGTTTCTTTACACTCTTCACGCATCTATTGTATTTTCTTTTGTCGTCACGACCGACCGAGACAGTGCAAATGGCGTATGGATTCTTTTTAGTCATTTAAAAATCTCTCCAATACTTTTTCAGCTATCTGATGGAGAGCATTGGGGTTAACATCGGTGGAACAATTCCATTTACGCAAAGCTTTGTTGATACGACTGTCAGGATCTCTCGCAGTCTTAGCAGAGGTTAGACGCTTCTTCATACCGCTCATGCGAGCGCAGAAGGATTTACGGCGACTGGCCGCTTTACTACCCTTTTTAAGCTTGGAGGGTTTAGTAGTAACGGCAGTTTTAAGTTTAGATCCGGGGTTCGCTGCTCTGTAGCGTTTAACGCCTTTTGCAGTGAGACCACCCTTCGCAGATTTATCACCACTTTTGACCGAGAAATTCTTGGGCATCTTCCCCTTCTCTGTCAAAGATTGAACTATTGCATCTCTAAAACTATCTAACATGAGCTATAATACTCCTACACTATTTACCCGAAGAACCAACTTCATGGACAATAAAATTATAGACTTCCTTCAGGATGAAAAAAGTGCTGTGGCCCTTGTGGATCGCATGGTCGCTAATTCATCCTTGAAAACCGTCAATGCTGCACGATGCTCTTACGACAATGAAAAGAGCGAGTTTGATGAAAAAGACAAAAAGCTGACTAAGTTTCTTTGGACGCACGAACACACTTCTCCCTTCCGTCACTCCTATTATACATTTCAAGTGAAGCTGCCTATTTTTGTGGCACGGCAGTTGATGAAATATCAGGTTGGTTCTGGGTTTAGGTCAGTAGAAGCTGACGGGAGGGAGGTTTTTATTGAGGAGTTCGACCACCTGTATGATATCGACAAGGGTTGCTCCTGGAATGAAGTGAGCGGACGATACACTCAAACCTCGGAGGATTACTATATTCCAAAAGAACTTAGATCCAATCCTCCACACGGTAACAAGCAGTCGTCAGGGGAGTATTACAACCCCATGAGCGAAAACGTCATGGGTTACTTGTATCCTGGTGAAGTGATGGAGTACATGGAAGACCTTTGCAACAAGGCTCTATACGTATATAGGCGTATGGTGAAGAATGGAGTCGCAAAAGAGCAGGCTCGCGGAATCCTGCCTCAGGCCATGTATACTAAGGCTTACTGGACTCTTAGCCTTCAAAGCATCATTTGGTTCCTGCATCAACGTCTCAAGCCAGACGCTCAATATGAGATTCGTATGCTGGCAGAGGCTATTTATGAGCTTATGAGGGATGATCTTGATGAACTGGGCATCACCAAGGAGAGTCTGTGAAGAAATGTCTGATTATCGGTGACACGCACTACGACACCAAGTGCGAGGGCTACCTAGAAAATCAAATTGAATCAACGATTAAGATTGTTGATCAGCATAAACCCACACATGTTGTATTCTTAGGTGATATCTATCACCATAGGAAGCCCTCACCAGAGGTTGTGGTTGCTGTCCATAAAATGTTTCAGAAGCTAGCCCTGGCATCGGGTTTGGAGGCTATGTATGTGCTCAGAGGAAACCACGATTCGCAGAATAGGAACGATGACGGGTTGACTGCGCTGGAAACACTCTCGTACCCAGGGTCGAAAGTGCGGCTTATCCAGCAAACTATCACTGATACCAATCTTAAGTTTTTGTTAGTGCCTCATTATGAAGATGAACAGACGATTAAGGAACACCTCCTTCGAGCACCTGATGATAATTATGTTGCTTTCGGTCATTTCAGCTACTGCCCTGATCACCTTGGTATTCGGGGCTTTGATTCTGACCTTAAGCTAAAAGACTTCCAGTGCCGTACAATTCTTGGACACATTCATAAATATCTTGAGGATGAGCATGTCACCATCCTAGGGACACCTTGGAGCACTAACTTTGGTGAGGCTGACAATGAGCACTACGTTGGAATAATTGAGGAAACTTCCGACGGCTGGGGACCACTTAATAAATTTAAAGTAGGATTCGGACCACGCTTTTACGAGGCGCCTTTTGATGCCCTTGAAGCAATGGAGGACGAGATCTCAGATCCGAATTACTTTACTCTTCTGCGCGTTACTATTGATAAGTTTGCAGATGATCCACCTTCTCTCCTTCGAGCCGACATTGCTAATAAATTTAAAGTGGCTTATGTCGATCTGAAGTTTCAGCCCGTCTATGATGATACTCTAAACGAGAGATTGTCGGGCTATGATCCTAACGTACCTTTGACTGTCATTGATGCAGATATCATCGGTAAGTACATCGAGGAGCAGTGCTCAACGATACCCAAGGATAGACTAGAGGCAGGCTTAAACCTTATCAAAGATTATGCAGATCAAGAAGATCACAGCTAAGAACTTTTACTCATTCAAACATTTAGACCTAAACTTCTCCGACTTCGATGGCATCACCAGGATCCTTGGTCGGAACAAAGATAGTGGAGGATCTAACGGCGCTGGCAAGAGTGCCCTGTTTGAGGCTGTCACCTGGGGCATCTACGGCACCACGATTCGCAAGTCTACTGAGGCGGCTCTAGTTAACTCTCAGACCGGCAAGGATTGCTCTGTATGCGTTGAAATCGAGAAGAAGGGTATAGGCACCATCGTAATTACGAGGTCTAAGAGGCCCACTGGTTTGGACGTAGAAGTTAACGGAACCCTGATAAACAAGGCTAACGCGACTCAAACTCAGGATGCGTTGGAGGAGTTGCTTGAGAGTGACTACAAGTCTTTCTTAGCATCGGTAGTATTTGGTCAGCACTCCACGTTCACCTTCCTGGACTCATCCCCAGAGGATAAGCGTAAGATCATCAAGAACTGCTTCAACCTTGATGATATCTTTTCAAAGCGTGCCTCTGTTAAGCAACTGAAGTCTTCGTACCAGGGTGAGTTGAAAGTGATCGGGACTCTGATAGCTAACCTTATCAATGAGAAAGATAAGTTGCAGGCTGAAGTTCCCGACGAGAAGTATAAACTCATGAAGTTGCCTAGCCTGGAGAAAATCTTAAAAGATGAATCCAAGATTGCTGAAAATGAGAAGCACATACGGGAGTATCAACGAGCAGTAAAGAAAGAACGTGACCGTCTTCGTAGAATTAACGATGCAATTAAAGAAGGAGTCTACGAGGACGAGAAAGAGTGCCACGTATGTAAAAGCAAATACACCAAGTCTCAAACCAAGCAAGATCTTATCAGTCTCGGTGGGGACGCAGATGAACTCACCCTTCAAATCAAAGAAAAAGAAATCCTGATCAAGGATCTTAGGGACATTAACGAGACATTAGTTCCTAAGATTTCTTCGTCTGAGTGGGCAAAATACAATAAGAAAAATAAACAGATTGAGAATGCTCAAAGTAGCATACATAGACTATCCCAAGTATCAGCACAGTTAGAGGAATACGAAGCTAAAAGGCTGGAGCTTGATTCTTTACTTGAGGTTATGAAGTTCTGGGAGATTGCCTTCTCAGAAAAGGGACTTATTCGTTACATCATTAGAAACATTTTGGACTACTTCAACTTAAGATCTAACGAGTATGCTTCAATCCTGACTGGTGGACAGTTTTCCTTGGAGTTCAATGATGAGTTGTCAGAAACCATTCGTAACAACAATGTAGAGACCAAGTATATTTCTTTATCTGGGGGTGAGAAAAGAAAGGTTAACTTGGCTATCATGTTAGCCCTTCAAGATCTTAGCTCTAAGATTTCGAGAACCGATTGCAACCTTTTGTTCTTCGATGAGGTTTGTGATAACATCGACAATCCTGGTATCTTGGCCGTCAACAATCTTCTTCGCACTCTTGAATCCCAGAACCCTGAGAAGAAGGTTTTAGTGATTACACACAACAATTATTTACAGGAACTTCTGGGAGATACGAACGCAATTACAGTTAGAAAACACAAAGGTATTAGTAAGGTCAATCATGGCAATTAAGCAGTTGGATAGTTTGGGTCAAGATATTTTTATGCAGCGTTACGCTTACCCTGGCGAAACGAAGTACTCTGAAAGATGCAAGGCAATGGCGAAGCACATTGCTTCTGTTGAGAGTGAAGAAGAGATTGAAAAGTATGAGAAGAAGTTTTATGATGCTCTGAGCACGGGTGATCTCGTCCCTGGTGGTCGAATCATTTATGGTGCTGGTCGTAGCCAACAGAATCTTCTCAACTGCTACGCTATTGAGCCTGAAGACAGTGTTGAATCTATTGGTAAGACCATTCAAGATATGTACCGCATCTCCTGTGGGGGTGGTGGCATTGGCTTCAACTTCTCTAAGATTCGTCCGAAGGGCGATGATATCGGGAATGTGAAAAACTCTGCTCCTGGCTCTGTGTCGGTGATGCAAATGATTAACGAGGTAGGAAATCATGTTAAAGCAGGTAAGAACAGAAGGACCGCACTTATGGCGGAACTTAATGTGGATCACCCTGATCTACTGGACTTTTTGCATATTAAGCTGGATCTTTCCCAGCTAACGAACTTCAACATCTCGGTAGCTATTACCGATAAGTTTATTGAAGCGTGTGAAAACGATGACAACTGGCAGTTTAAGTTTGGCAATAGAGACTATAAGGTTTACTCGGCAAACAGAATTTCTAGTGATGGACACAGCGAGGTCATCAATATTGTTGCACTGTCTGAAGAGGATGCTCTCGGTCGTGCAAAGCAACATCATCTTCGTGGCTGGGATGACCAGTTTGAGGATGTTCAGGAAGTTCAGTTCAAGGCTATTGATCTGTGGAATCGCCTGTGGGAAAATGCGGTAAAGTCTGGTGAGCCGGGTATCTTTAACCTGTCGCTGACGAACCGTTACACCAACATGTCCTACTTCCTTCGCATGAATGCCACTAACCCTTGTGGTGAGATTCCGTTGGACTCGTATGCTAACTGCTGCTTGGGCCATGTCAATCTTTCCAACATGGTGAATGAGGAAGGCGACGATCTGGATTGGAACCGACTGGCCAGAACTATTCGTACTGGTATTCGATTCCTCGACAACACGCTGACTGCAAACCATTATCCGATTGAGGAGTGTAAGATTGCAGGTGACCGCTCCCGTCGTATTGGTCTTGGCACAATGGGTCTGCACCACATGCTCATCAAGCTTGGTATCAAGTACGGTACGGACAAGTGCATCGAGTTTATCGATCGACTCTACACTACGATTCGTAATGAGGCTTACCTTGCTTCGACTTACATCGCTCGTGAGCGTGGTTCGTTCCCCGAGTTCAATTCTCGCAAGTACCTGAACGAAGAGTTTGCTAAGACTCTTCCCGCTCGTATTCGAATGCTCATCAAGGAGCATGGTATCCGTAACGCCGTAATGCTTACGGCTGCTCCTACGGGAACGATTTCGATGGTGCATAGTGCATCGACTGGCATTGAGCCAATCTTTGCTCCGATGTATAACCGTCGTTACCGTGAAGGCAACACTTGGAAGTCCACTCTCGTTCTTGATCCGTTGTTCAAGGAAGAGTTGATGAAGGGCAGTAACGGTCGTCACATTGTAGGCGCTTACGACATCACTCCTGAGCAGCACATGGCAGTGCAAGCTTGTATCCAAAAGTATGTTGATAATGCCATCAGCAAGACCATCAACCTGCCTAACGATGCAAGCCACGAGGTTGTATCTAAGATGGCTCTCAAGTATGCTCCTTACCTTAAGGGCATGACGGTCTACCGCGCAGGGTCCAAGGGCATGGAGCCGTTAGAAGCTCTGTCTCCAACTGATGAGAACATTGCTAAGGCTAAGGAACTCATCGCTGCTGAACAAGCTGAGACCGAGATGGCAGTTGAAGCCTGTAAGATTGGCGGGGAGTGTGGGGCCTAATGCCTTACTACAATTACTACTGCACCGAATGTGACACAGAAGAACTGCGTCACATTCCTTTGGTGGATGATGTTTTCACTGAGCAAGTGTTAGTTAGTAGTCTGAGTCAGGAGGAGATTGATGCTCTTCCTGACTGGGATGATCCTAGAGATTATGAGGTTTTTGAGGAAGTTAAGTATGGCGACATGCCACCTAATACAGTAAAGTGTAACAATTGTGGCGATGTTGCTGACCGTTTGGTTGCAGGCCCTCCAGACATTAAACATGGTAAAAACTCTTATCACTCCTTGAAGGAACGTATGCGTTATGCTCATGAGGGTATGGATAAAAAGCAGGCTGAAAAGTTTTACAATGAATCTATAGAAGCAACACGGGAGAGGATTAAAACGGGAGACCAACATTACAAAAAGGTTGTGCCTAACTTTAAAGTTCTTGAGAAGGAAGGAGTTGTTAAGAGAAGAACTCAGGGTGATGCACAGCGGCAGGCTCAAAACCTAAAAGATATGAACCGTTCTCTGACCAAGGATGGTACTATTACAAAACAAAATTTCAAAAAGTAACCCACCAACCTATCATACAACATGCCCTACCACATTAGCGACAACACCAAGCGGGGTTGTCTGTATCTCCTCAAGAAAGACATTGAGTTTTTCTCCGAGATTGTGCCACTTTTGAAGTCGGACTACTTCGACTTCCCTGCTTACAAGAATGTCTTCCTAGGTGTAAGGAACTACTACGATAAGTACCGTAAGCTTCCTTCAGACTCAGTTCTCCCTGACTACATCAACGCTAGTGTTTCAGGTGCGGCTGACGCAGGCATTGATTACGAGAACACTATTGCGGAAATCAACACCATCGACAAGGCGTGTCTTGGTGATCGCGAGTTCCTGCTCGACACCGTAGAGGAGTTCGCCCGCCAGAAGGCGATGGATGGTGCTGTTCGCAAGGCCATGGTTATCCTTAATGAAGAGGGTGACATTGCTGAGGTTGAAGAGCTTGTAAAGAATGCGTTGCTCGTAAACCGAAACGTAGACGTTGGCCAGGACTACTTCGAAGAGGTGAACGCTCGCCTATACAGATCTTATCAAGATAATAACGAGCGCAAAATTTCTACGGTGTTTAGCACCCACGACAGGCACCTTGAAGGTGGCTTGGCAGCTAAGGAGCTTGCAATCGTTGTTGCACCTCCAGGTGTTGGTAAGTCATTGTATCTTGTCAACCAAGGCGCTCATGCCATCTACGAGGGTAAGAACGTCTTGTACCTCTCATTGGAGATGAGCCAGGATAAGATCGCAGGACGATTCGACTCTGTGCTTACAGAGATCCGCAACGCTGATCTTAAGAAGCCTCACGCTCAGTTGAAACTTAAGGACCGTCTTAAGGAAGTTCAAAACAAGACTAACGGTAGGTTGATCATTAAGGAGTTCCCCACGGGTGCTTCCAATGTGAATCAGTTGCGAGCCCTGCTTGTACAGTTGCGACTCCACAAGAATTTTGTACCTGATCTGATCGTTGTGGACTACCTGGAGCTACTACGTCCTAACCGTATTATTGATTCTGAATATCAGGCCCAACAGCGAATCGCAGAGGAACTTCGAGGTCTTGCGGTCGAGCATAATTGCTTGGTCTGGACAGCCTCTCAAACCAATCGTCAGGCTCGCCGTGTGAACATTATCACAGACGCAGAGCTTGGAGATTCCTATGGAAAGATTCGGCCTGCCGACTGGGTTATCTCTCTGAACCAGACTCAGGAGGAGTATGATGAGGGTCAGATGCGGGTCTTTGTTATCAAGGCTAGGGATTCCAAGCAACACTACCTAATTAATATTGGGGTGGACTACACCACCCTTCAAATGCGAGAGCCATCTCATGAAGAACAACAAGCCGAGTGACTTTCCTTTTATTAGGGATAAGAAGCATATCTACAATAAACTTATTGATAAGGAGATCGGTGAAGTAAATTTAGGGTGGGCCACTTTCACCTTTGAGCTTCACTCTGATCTTCAGCAGGATGACCAGAAGGTTGATGGCGTTTGCCTTTGGGAGGAGCGTAAGATTAAATTGGAAATGGATCTTGATGATATTGACGCACGAGAGACTATAATCCATGAGATTTACCACTGTATGCTTGAAGGAGCAGGTTTGGACGAAAAGAACTTTGATTCGCAAAGAATGTTCTTGACGAACGAACAACTGGTGGTATCATTATCTAAGCAGACGATGACTCTGCATCATCTTAACCCTAAACTATTCGCAACAATCTATGCTTGATCCTGAAAACATCACTCAAGAATCCTACGAGAGAACCATCGAGAACATCGGGCGGGTAGCTCGTGATCCGAACGAGGTGGCTGATCAGCTTCGTGAAATCTCAGCACTCTACGGCTATTATTATGGCATCATGATTAAAGCCAAAAGACTCCTGGATAACGCTGAGGACACCTTGGAAAACTACAAGGCTTCTGCTCGCACCAACAAAAGGGGTGAAGGCGTCAAACTGACTGCTGTCGCCGCTGAGGATTATGTCCAGTCTCTTGAATTGACTGGGGAACTAAACAATGAAGTTCGTCGTCTTAAGGAAGGTTACGGTTATGCTAAGGGCATCTGTAGCACCTTGGAGATGAAGAAAGATATGCTTGTCCAGCTTTCCGCTAACAGTCGGCAGGAATCCAAGCTTTACCAATAACTTGTTAGCACTCGATAGCAAACCAATAGCCTAAAGGAGATATACAATGGCAAAAACACTAGCAGAACTTCGCGAGATGCATAAGAAGATTATGAACGAGGACAAGCCTCAGACCACTGGCGGTCAGGGCATGTCGAACTGGGCTACGTTCCAGGACGGCGACAACTTCGTTCGATTCCTTCCTGGTAAGGATGACCCGCTTGAATTCTTTGTGGAGGGCGCTGTCCACAAGTATCAGAACAGTGAGGGTCAGTGGCGGAACTACAAGTGCCGTAAGACTCAGGGTGAGAAGTGTCCTGTGTGTGATTACTACTTTGATCTGTGGCGTCGCCACAAGGAGTTAAACCTGGGCAAGGATGCGACTGGCAAGAACGTCAAGTCGAAGTTTGGTGACCTCGCTACGCAACTCAAGGCCAAGCCCCGATTCTACTCGATTGGTGTGGTGCGTGCTCTTGAGGAGGCTGGTGAAGATCCGGTTAAGTACATCGCCATGAGCAAGCAATTGTTCGACCGTGTGATGTCGGCCATGATCAACGAGGACTTCCAAGACGAGAATGATCCTGACAACAGCACGATCATTGACCTGGAGCGTGGTAACGACTTCAACATTCGTATCACCAAGCAAGGTCAGTGGCCTAGCTTTATCGAGTCTAACGCTAAGTACAAGAAGACTCGTGCCGGAACTCCTGCTCAGGTTGCTGAGTGGATGGAGAATGAATTGAACCTCCAGTCTCTCGTTGAGATTGGTAGCTACGATGAGGGGAAGGAGCTTGTTATGAATCTTGAAGCTTCCCTGAATCCTGTTAAGACCGAGACCACCTCGGACACTCCACCTTGGAGTGAAGACAAAGGAGATTTGCAAGTATGATTACTAAGAAGTTTTGGTTGACGGGCCTGCTGGCCGCGTTGATGGGTATGATGTGTGCGTCTTGCGCTCTGGTTGAGAGTGTATTCGCTGATAAAGTTGTTACCACTATTGGTAACGTGAAGCCGGAAGCTCGTGCTGAGGCGGTTCCTGCCGACCTTG